TCATATACACTAATGACGATTGTTAAAAACATAGACACTTATACACTTCCACAAGAGTTTATCAATGTTCGTTGTATCTATCGTAGAACAGTTGGATTAGAAACAGGTCCAAGTTCTAGCAGTTTCGATCCATTCAGTTCAGCTATATTAAACACTTATCTATTGAACTATAACTATGCAGGTGGTATGGCAACATATGACTTCTATGCCGGTTATGTAGAACTAGCCGCACGTATGTTCGGTGGATATGTTATCTACACATTTGATCCAGTTACAAAAGTTATTCGTATTGTTCGTGATCCAAAAGGTAGTGGTGAGCGTGTTCTTATTTGGGCTGACGTTCAAAGACCAGAAGAAGTATTACTACAAGATCCGGGTGCTGGTGTATGGATTGGTGACTTTATCTTAGCTAATCTTAAACTAATCATTGGTGAAGCACGTGAGAAGTTTGGCACTATTGCAGGCCCGGGCGGTGGCACAACACTAAACGGTACAGCTATGAAAGCTGAAGGCAAAGCCGCAATGGAACAACTATACGATGAACTAAAACGTTATGTAGATTATAGCCAACCACTGACTTGGGTACAGGGCTAAATGAGAGCAACAGAGTTCATTGTTGAAGGTTTGGCGGAAGGCCTTGAACACGCAGATAAACTATCAGGACTAGTGGACTTGCCTGTATTTGCTTCTTCTACCAATATTGGTGGCACTGCTAAGGTAGTTAATACTGGTGACAGAATCATGGCAGTATTGAATGTTCGCGGCGTTAATATTCCTTATTATATTAGTACCGGCGGCGGTGGTAAGGCTTCGGTCCCAACAGGTAAGTGGTATCCTATATTTGGTCGACACTCTTCCGGTTGGTTGAACAAGGGCGGTGAGGATTCAATTAACAAATCTTACGGCAGCAACGTATTAGCACTTGGTTCATCTAGACTAAACAACATGTTAGGCGATTTGTCTAGCATGGAATCCCAAATACCTTTTATGAAAAAGTCCGGTGATGCAATTATCAATAGAGATTTACAGCCAATGAGCTATGCTGAGGTTAGTGCAAACCCGGACGAATTCAAAAAACGTGTTAATTCATTTCTTGCTAAACTTGGTTCTCCGCCGTTCTATAAAGTAAACGCAACAGAAACGCAAGGTGTGGCGGAAGGCAAGATTACATTAAGTACTGTTCCTAACTGGTATGGTGCTACTGTAGACAATTATCAAGCCTCAGGACCAGTTGTTAACATACCTGCCAATCAACTTGTGGGATTTGAACCCGACGATAAGATGAATCAGCCAAAAAGTAAAGTCAATGTTGAAAAAATAGTAGCAGGATTAAAGCAAGGAGCCAAACTTCCTCCGTTGTTAGTTCGCAAATATAAAAACGGCTATCAGGTATTAGATGGACATCATAGATTTTGGGCATATAAATTGTTGGGTGTAAAATCTATACCCTCTCAAATAGTTCCAGATTCTGACATAGAAGAAATAAGCAAGCAAGGTGTGGCGGAAGGCAAAGTTATTAATACCTATCTTTGGCATGGGTCAAGACAAAAGATTCCTATGCTAGAGCCAAGACAATCGGTAGATACAGGTGGTGCGGCCGGTAGTAATCAAAATGCTATCTATGCTACCTCTGATCCTAAAGTTGCCATAGCAATGGGTCTAACTACTCCTGGGTCAGACACAGGTATGTTCCCCAATGATCCACAAATGGTTTTGTTCAGTGGCAAGATTAGAAAAGGTGAATATGTGTATCTACATAAATTACCATTCAATGGCCCAGATGGAAAACCACAGTTTGTTCAAGGTGGCAATAGCAGAGAGTTTCATTCTATTCCTGGAGTAGAAGGCATCAAACCCATTGAGATAAAAGAAATTCCAGTAAACAAATATTTGAATTTAATCAGAAAAGCAACGCCAGCAGACTTAAAATTGCGTAAGAAGTATATGAAAAAGCAAGGTGTAGATGAAGGCTTTTCTAATGATATGTCCACAGAAGATATGATTGCGTATTTAAGACAGCACCACGATACTAATCTACACCAAGATTATCTCAATCACGTAAACACCTTCAGTAAGTTTGTATTGAAAGATATACCCGTAAACTCAATCAAAACAGATTTATCAGGTTTAGACAGAGAAAAAGTAAAACAGTATAAACAAATGGACTTTAGCAAGGCCCCTCCTATTGTAATGGGCGGGGGATATATTTTAGATGGTTATCATAGAGCAAACGTAGCAAAAGCATTGGGTATTCCTACTATTAAAGCCTATGTTGGTATCACAACAAAATAACCTAAACTCTTTACTTTACAACACTCCTGTAGTACAATATGTATTACAGGAGTTACCATATGATTATCGGAGTTACAGGATTGATTGGGTCAGGCAAAGATACGATTGCAGACTATCTTTGCACATTTCACGGGTTCAAACGTGTTAGTTTTGCGGCATCATTGAAAGATGCAGTAGCCAGTGTATTTGGTTGGAATAGAGAATACTTAGAAGGTTCTACTAAAACCAGTAGAGCTTGGCGAGAGCAAAAAGATGAATGGTGGAGTAATCGTTTAGGTATAGAGATCACCCCACGCTGGGTATTACAATACTGGGGTACAGAAGTTTGTCGTAATGGATTTCACAAAGATATCTGGGTAGCAAGTGTAGAGAATAAACTACGACAAACTGATGAAAACATTGTTATTACTGATTGCCGTTTTGTTAATGAAGTTAACTCTATTAAAAGTGTAGGTGGTATCACAATGCGTGTTAACAGGGGTGAACGTCCTATCTGGTACAGTGCCGCAGTTGATTATAATAATGAACCTGAAGGTAGCGAACAAAGACTAAAAGCTATGGTAGAGTTAGGTAACTATTGCGTACACGCTAGCGAGTATTCTAGTATTGGTTTACTATATGACTATTACATTGATAACAATGGCACCATAGATGAGTTACACAAGCAAGTCAACTCAGTGGTCAACTTCTAAGTCACCACGACGCCAAGTTATTTCTTTACGCTTAACAACCTCAATACAGCATAAGCAGACAGTTCGTAAATTAGTAAGAGCAATATTCTCTAAATTACCATCAATGTGATATACTGTCAACTGTGATGTAAACAAACTTTTAAAGCCACATAAATCACAAGTGGCTTTTTTCTTGTATCCACTCTTAGTCCAGTTAGCCTTTCTAGGCTTTAACTTCTTTTTCTTACGACCACACTCATCACATCCACTGCGATAGTGAGTGATACCCTCACGGATATAATTCACAGCACAGTGGTTCTTCCCGCAAGAGTTACATATAGGTCTTAGCATACAGTATTTATAACCTTCGAAGGCACGGTAATACCGTCTTTTTTTAATTTTCTACTAAATAATAGTATGCATTTAGGTAGTAAACCTCATAATTTTACATAAAGGAAAAATAAAATGGCATTAACTTCTCCCGGCGTACAGGTAACAATTACTGATGAAAGTCAATATTTACCGGCCCCAACAAATTCGGTCCCACTAGTTCTATTAGCAACGGCACAAAATAAAGCAAATGCTAGCGGTACAGGTGTAGCGGTAGCGACTACGGCTGCTAACGCAAATAAATTATATCAAGTAACAAGTCAACGTGATTTAGTAAACTTATATGGTACTCCGTTCTTCTATACAACGACAAATGGTACACCAATTCAAGGTTATGAATTGAACGAATATGGTTTGTTAGCGGCATATTCATTGCTAGGAGTTACAAATCGTTGTTACGTGTTACGTTGCGACATTGACTTGGCAAGTTTAGTAGGTCAAACAGGTCGTCCAACAGGTGCTCCTGCTGATGGTACATATTGGTTAGATAGTACCACAAGTACTTGGGGTATCTATGAATTTAATCAAACAACGGGTCAGTTTGCATTGCAATCACCTATTGTTATCACAGATGCTACTAATATGTCCGGAGGTGTTCCTCTAGCAAGTATTGGTGCTATCGGTGATTATGCAGTTAATGCGATGCAGATTACAAACGCACCAACTGAAGGTGATAGAACATATTATTATAAAACAACCAATAATGTTTGGGTATCGTTAGGTGGTAGCTCATGGAGACAGGATGTTCCTACAGTTCAAGGGTCAACTAGCAATCCATCATTAACAGCTACAAATCAATTCACTATTAATTTGTCTGCTTTATATACAGCAACTATTGCAGTTCCAGCTAGCCCTAATAACAATGTATTAGGTGTTGCAACTGCAATTAATAATTTAGGTTGGGCTTCTTTAACTGCTGAGGTACGTAGTGGTAAATTGTGTATTTTCTCTAACCAAACAGGTGTTACTACTAATAATTATATTAACTTACAAGAACTTAGTTCAGGTACTGCACTAGCAGATATGGGTATTGACGCAGGTATATATTATCAACCTTTATTGTCATACGGTACTTCTGCTCAAATGCCATTATGGACAACTAGTCAGTTACAACCTCGTCCAACTGGATCTATATGGATTAAAATTGGTGCAGCCGGTAATGGATTAACTCCAGTAATGTCAAAATATAGTACTGCTACTGCATCTTGGATTGCAAAAAATACAGTATTAGCTACAAGTGATTGGGGTTCTACATACATATCAGATGCTACAGGTGGACAAGCGATACCTGCAGGAACTATATATGGTCAATATTTTTATGATGGTGGTCTTAGAAGATCTCCTGTGTATTTCTGGGAACGTGTAGCAACTGGTCCTACAGTAGTTACTGGCAGTAATACTGCACCTGTATTTAATTCAGGTCCATATTATATGAACGTTCAGGTCTCTGTTCCAGGAAGTACTTCATTAAGTTCTGTGTATCAATTTACGATGCAAGATAATGCAACTGCTACTACGTTTGTTACGGCATGGTCACAAGCTGGTGTCCCCTACACAACCGCTACAGTTACAACTGAAGGGTCTATACAACTTACGCACACTGAGGGTGGCGAGATCATTATGAATGATGCAGTAGATTCAAGTTTTATATCAACTGGTATTTCTAATGGTTTAATTAGTGAAGCAGGTTTTGATATTGGTACAACAGCCGGTGTAAAATATGGTCCAGGCATTAGCATAACATCAGATGTGTTACTCGATGACGGTACTAATTCTACAACTACTGGTAGCGGAGACGGTGCTACACTAACTATCTTATCAAGCTATGGTGTTTATATTATCAATGGTTCTGGTTCTCTAGGTGGTGGTACTGGCTACGTAGTCGGAGATCAAATTACAATATACGGTGATTATTTAGGCGGTGACGCTGGTACTAATGATTTAACCGTTGAAGTGACAGCAGTAACTTCTGGGTCCCCAACAGCAATTACATTTGTATCAGGAACAGCTCAAAATGATTATGCAACTCAATTAAGTAATTGGGTAGAATTCACGTATACAGCAAACGAAGGTGCTCCGGTAACTAATCCTACTAATAATACAAACTGGTTCTGGTCTGTTATTGACCAAGTTGATATTATGGTTCAAAAAGGTGGTCAATGGTTGGGTTATAAAAATACCGGCTATGATTCATCAGGTGCACCGGCAGCTAGTGGTTCTAACACAACCGATCCAAATGGTCCTATTATCAGTGCAACAGCACCGACAGAACAAAGTGATGGTACAGCACTATCATATGGTGACTTATGGATTGATACAAGTGATTTAGAAGTATATCCAGTAATAAGTCGTTGGCAATCAGTTAACGGTGAGAATATGTGGGTATTAATCAATAATACTGACCAAACAGGTTCAACTGGTGTTCTATTCCAAGACGCACGTTGGGCAACAAATGGTACTACAAGTATTACTGATGATCCTATCCCAACAATAGTTAGTTTACTAACAAGCAACTACTTAGATTTAGATGCTCCTAATCCAACACTATATCCACAAGGTATGTTGTTATTCAACACACGCCGTTCAGGTTATAATGTTAAACAGTATCGTAGCAACTATTTGACACAAGCTAACTTCCCGGATCAAAGTAGTTATCCTACAGAGACCGCATCTTGGGTCACAGTAAGTGGCAATCGTGCTGACGGTAGCCCGTATATGGGTCGTTCAGCACAACGTGCTATGGTTGTACAATCATTGCGTTCAGCAATTGATACAAACACTGATATACGTGATGAAGATAACTACTTCAACTTGATGGCTACTCCTAACTATCCAGAACTACAACCTAACATGGTTGTATTGAATGCGGATCGTGGTGAGACAGGTTACATTATCGGTGATACTCCTTTAGGATTAGCTGATAGTGCTACTGACATTCAAGCTTGGGCTAATAACGATGCAGGCGCTGTATCTACAGGAGAAGCAGGTTTAGTTACACGTAACACTTATTTAGGTCTATTCTATCCAAGTGGAATTACAAATGACTTACAAGGTAATGAAGTTGTTGTTCCGGCATCACATATGATGCTACGTACATTCTTACGTAATGACACAGTGGCTTATCCTTGGTTAGCGGCAGCAGGAACTCGTCGTGGTAACATCGACAATGCATTAAACATTGGTTACTTGGACAGAACTACTGGTGAGTTTCAGCCAATCAAGACACGTTTAGGTATTCGTGATGTATTGTATATCAATCAGATTAATCCACTAGTATTCTTTACTGGTATTGGTTTATTGAATTATGGTAACAAAAATAGCTTTAACAGTCAAAGTGCATTAGATAGAACAAACGTTGCACGTTTAATCAACTATGTACGCCGTCAACTAACATTGGCAGCAAGACCGTTTGTATTCGAACCCAATGATGCGTTAACACGTAATCAAATCGCAGGTGTAATTCAAACATTGATGGTTGATTTAGTTGCTAAACGCGGTATCTATGATTATCTTGTACAATGTGATGACAGTAACAACACACCAGCAAGAATTGATAGAAACGAATTATGGGTAGACGTTGCAATTGAGCCAGTAAAAGCGGCTGAATTCATTTACATCCCAGTGCGTGTTCTAAACACTGGTGAGATTGCAGCCTTAGGCTAAAACGAAATGCCCCTTCGGGGGCATTTCAAATAAAGATAAATAAAGATACAGGAGATTTAAAAATGGCTATAGCCTCACAATCATTGTTCAACATGACAGTAGCGTCAGACAACGCTGGTGGAAACCAGGGCTTGTTGATGCCCAAATTGCAATATCGTTTCAGAGTTAACTTTCTGAATATCGGTACAAGTGCAAGTAGTGTAGAGTTGACAAAACAAGTAATAGATATTAACAGACCTCAAATCAATTTTGAAGAAATTACTATACCAATTTATAACTCAACATTGTATTTGGCAGGTAAACACAGTTGGAATGAATTGACAGTTAATATCAGAGATGATGCTCAAGGCAATGTTTCTAAAATAGTTGGTCAACAAATTCAAAAGCAATTAGATATGGTTGAACAAGCATCGGCTGCAACTGGACAAGATTATAAGTTCCAAACGAACATTGAAATCTTAGACGGTGGTAACGGCGCATCTACTCCAATCGTATTAGAAACTTGGGAATGCTATGGTTGCTATCTAAAAACAGCTAACTATGGTGCATTAAATTATGCAACAAATGAGCCAGCAACTATCGCATTGACTATTCGTTACGATAATGCTGTTCAATCTCCGTTGACTTCAGGTGTTGGTACAACTATCGGACGAGTTCTAGGTGGTTCAGTAGTAACTGGTATTGGTTCTGGTCAGGGTTAATTTATAACTTTCAGATACTAATTCATGTCTGGATTTTTTCAAAACTTACTAAAAGACACTGCCGGGGGATTCTTCGGCAGTGAGTACCTTCGTGATTATACTCACGCGGCAAAGACTTTTATACCAAGCAATTATCAAAACGCTCCTAAGTTTAAGTTTTTATTTCACGTATATTTTGAAATTAACCCTGCAGTATATTCAATTGGTTTAACGACCGGCTCAAATTTAGGTTTAGAAGTCAAAACAGTTAAATTACCTTCATACACATTTGATACACACGTAATGAATCAATACAATCGTAAACGTATTGTTCAAACAAAAATAAAATATGATCCTATAGACATTTCATTCCACGATGACAATGGTAATAGTGTCCGTAATATGTGGTATAATTATTATACATATTACTACAAAGATGCAAGTAAAACAAATATACCAACATCAGGTTTTAGCGGACCACAATTACCAGTATCATCTGATTACAACTCACGTAATCTATATAAGAAAGATATAAATGGTGATACTGATTGGGGTTACATAGGTGATACAACAAAACCATCTCAAACATTATCTAATGCTTCACAAGGCATAAGTAAAATTCCATTTTTTAAGAACATACAAATTTACGGTTTAAGCAGACATAATTTTGTAAGATATACCTTAATAAATCCAGTCATAACACGATTCTCACACGATACATATGATTATGCTCAAGGCAATGGTATTATGACAAATCAAATGACAATTGATTACGAAACTGTTCAGTATGATGAAGGAGCCATTAGTGGAAAAACTCCAAGTAATACAGTACCTGGATTTGGTATGAAAGAAAATTACGATACAACATTAAGCCCTATTGCAAGGCTTGGTTCTAATGCAACTATATTAGGCCCAACTGGTTTAATAGAGACCGGCAACGGTTTTACCAAAGCATTAAATGATGGTAATTTCTTAGGAGCCGCACAAATTGCAGGCACCGCATATAATACATTCAAAAACACAAACTTAAAGCAAGTTGCAAAAGCAGATATCAATGGTATTCTTAATCAAGCCGCACAACAAGCATTGCCAAGTAGTGTCAGAAGCACAACATATTACCCAGGATTTAGTGTGTCTCCTGCAGGTATTGCAAGTGCAGGCAGTCCTACTCCTAATGTATTAGCATACCCTATACAAATTGGTGCACCTACTGCTGGTAAACAAACTGGTCAAGGTTAAATGTATAAATACTTTTAGGAGATTTATACATGGCTAGAATACTTGACGCACGAACTCAACTTGATTCAACAGTAAGAATATTTGATGACTTTTACACATTTGACTTAGTTGTCAACGGTGATGAGTATGACATTGTTAACGGCTATTTTGTATCAGTATGTGATACAAAACAAATTGCCGCAAATTTCACAGTAAATTTATTTAGAATATCTCAACAAACACAAATACCTGTATTAGAATTACTAAATTACATTAGAGGTCTTAATAGTAAATTAGAAATGAATACTGTTATCACATACTACCTTAACAGTTTTAAAAGTAAAACATCACTATATGGTATAGGTACAGTACCCCAACCAAATCAACCGGTAGCTAGAAACGTAGTTCTGTAATGGCTAAATATGCGCAGGGTCTATTTACCCCAAAGAACCCAGTAAAATACATAGGTAAACGTACTCCTAGATATCGTAGTGGATGGGAACTTACATTCATGACATTCTGTGATACTAATAAAAGCGTATTGTATTGGGCTAGTGAATCATTCAGCGTCCCCTATCGGCATCCTTTTACAGGCAAACCGACTATATATATACCTGACTTCTTTGTAGTTTATCAAAATAAGTACGGTAAACAGATAGCAGAAGTGGTTGAAATCAAACCAAAAAAACAAAGTCTAATTGAAAG